GGGTCTAAGTCCCACTTCTAGTTTCCTTAAGAGGAAAGCATGCATGGGGTAGGCCGTCCGGGAGACTGAGCGGCCTACTTACAAGATAATTATGAAGGAATACGTAAAAATATTTAATGGCTATAGACATGCGTATGGAATCGCAGATTGGACCAACGCTACCGTAGACCCAGAAAGCGGAAAGAAAAAACCAGATTACAGATGGACGTACGAAGAGTTCACTGATCAAATATATCAAGATCATTTAACAGGTGAAAAATCTGTAGGCGCACAACCTACAAATGAGAACGGTGATGCTAAGTTTGGTGTTATAGACATTGACCCTAAAGCATACGAAGGATTCAACAAACAATTTTATTTAGAGACAATACAAACATACAACTTACCTTTAATACCTATAGAATCTAAAAGCGGTGGGTTACACTTATATTTATTTATGGCAGAGTTTGTGCCATCTACATTATTAGTATCGTTCTTAAGTAATCTATTACCCATATTTAATTTAAAACCTGATTGCGAAATCTTTCCGAAGCAAACACAACTAACAAAGGATCCGGAAACGGGGATCTTAAAACCAGGACAGTTTATTAATCTACCATACTTTGAAAGTAAGAAGCGTAGAGCAATGAATGTTGACGGTACATTTTTTACACTAGAACAATTTATAAAAGTAGCAGAAGCTAATCTAACGACAGCAGAAGATTTAAAAAGAATAACAGACGACATGGAAGTTAAATCTATGGAAGGTGTTGACGAAGAGTTTGTAGAGGGACCACCGTGTTTAGCTTTGTTATCTAAGATAACAAACAAGACAGGCTTTGATGGCAAAGATAGGTTTATGTATAACTACCACGTTTTTGTAAAGATGAAGTATCCTGATAGTTGGCAACAAAAAGTAAAGAATGCACCAGTAAAATATTTTGAGACTGTACATGCCAATGCATGGGATCAACAAACATTAAACGCAAAGCTTAGATCATGGAACAAATCAGAGAAAGGTTATACCTGTACACAAAGTCCTATCAGTGAGTATTGTAAGAAAGGTATATGTGTAAAGAAAAAGTTTGGTGTGCTAGCAGGATCTAAGGGAGCTTATCCTGTACTAACTAATTTAAGAAAGATAGATATAGATCCGGACCCAGAGTATGAGTTTGATGTAACTAGACCTGATGGTATTGGTAAAGCGACTGTACATTGTAAGACTGTAGAACATGTTACAGATCAACGAAAGAGGCGGAATGCTATCACAAAACACGCAGGATTTCCACCACCAATTATTAAAGGTCAAGAAGATCAGACAGTATTAGAAGCCTTATTTAAAACACAAAAAACAATTAATCCTCCAATAGGTACATCACCTAAAGAAAAATTACATGACTTATTACACGCAAAAATTAACGGACCTAAAGCTATGAACGATTCTAGTTTTAAATCAGGCACAGTATTAATAGAAGATGGCTATGCATATTTTAAATTTGATAAATTTTATGACAGATTGAAAGCAAAGAACTGGAAACACGGAGAAGACAAGACAGGTGTTATGATGAGAAAGACATACAAAGAATGCGACATACAGTTTTTAGATCAGAAAAGATTCCCGACAAAAGAGAAAGGTAAATACAATACACCAACTAAGAACGTAGTAATGATAAGCATAAAAGATTTTGAGGAAGTACCTATACACCATACTAAATTAAAACATGAGGTAGACATAATATGATTAGAAAAATACTCGGGCCTCCGGGAACAGGGAAAACAACTAAATTATTAAAATATGTAAATACTTTTTATAGATTAGGCACACCTCTTAACAAGATAGGATACTTTGCATTTACAACTAAAGCTGCTGATGAAGCTAGAGACAGGATGTTAGACATGCACAAAGAACTACAAGCTAAAGATCTACCATACTTTAAAACATTACATGCATTATCTTTTGCTAGACTAGGATTAAAGAAAAGCAATGTAATGCAACCAGAACACTATGAGGACATAGGTAGACGTGTCGGTATAGAAGTTACTGTGTTTACAAACGGAGAGGAGAAGACAGGCTTTGTAGACTCTGATAGCGAATACTTTAACATTATCAATGCAGCAAGGATCAAGGAAATAGATGTTATAGATGAATATAATACTGACATGTACTCTGATCAAATAGATAAAAGACAATTACAAATTTTAAAAGATGAAGTTATTAATTATAAGAAAGCCTATGGTCTAGTAGATTTTACAGACATGATAGAAAAATTTAATGAGTCTAAATTGTGTCCAGAGTTTGATGTTATTTTTGTAGACGAAGCTCAAGATTTATCTCCAATACAATGGAAAATGTTTGACATATTAAAGACACATTCTAAACACATTATTCTAGCAGGTGATGATGACCAAGCAATCTACGGTTGGGCTGGTGCAGATGTGCACAGATTTCAGAAAGAAAAAGCAAAAGACATAGTTTTGCCACAATCTTACAGAGTGCCAAAAGCGGTGCAAACACTAGCTAATTGTATACTAGAACGTATACCTGATGACAGAAAGTTGACCAAAATGTGGCGACCACGAGAAGACGATGGTTATGTACAAAGAGTGATTGCAATAGAAGATGTGCCGTTAGAAAAAGGTACATGGTTAATTTTAGGTAGAACACATTCTAAACTAGAATCATTAAAAGAATCATTACGAGAGCGTGCAATATATTACGAATACAAAAACAGAAAGAGTTATAAACAAAGGTTGTTTAGAAACATTCTAAACTACACAAGATGGACGAAAGGCGATCAGCTATCGTTAACAGAGTGTAAAGATTTATTTGAATTTTTAGAATTAGAATGGGTAATGACAGAAGAGAGACTGTACAATTTAAAAGAGTTTGGGTTTAGTTTTACTGATCATTGGTATGAAGTATTTAAATCAGACCCAGAAGAAAGCCTATACATAAGACAGATGTTATCAAATGGTGAGAAGTTAAATGATGCAGCACGTGTCAAGCTATCTACCATTCACGCAGCAAAGGGTGGAGAAGCAGACAATGTTTTACTTATATTAGATAACACAAGAAAGATAAGAGATGTGGTAGAAAAAAATCAAGACAAGAGAGATGAAGAACACAGAGTTTGGTATGTGGGTGTAACAAGAACTAAACAAAACTTATACATAATGGAAGCAAAACAGGAGAGAAACGGATATGACATCTAAAGCATACAAAAAGCAAATAGGCGGTTCACATTACCAGAACATGGTCATGCAGCCGAGCGAGTTTATAAACAAGAACAAGTTGCCATTCGCAGAAGGATCGGCTATAAAGTACATATGCAGGCATGCAGCGAAAGGGAAACAGGAAGACATACACAAGGCAATTCATTATCTAGAAATGATATTGGACAGAGACTACCAAGACACTCAACCCAAAGAAGAATCATGGACAGATGGCTACAAAAAATGGAGAAAAGAAAATGAAAATTCCTAAGTTTGAAGCACAGACAGAGTGGAACATACCCACAGAATTTCCAGATCTGAGACAGGTTGATGAGATTGCAATAGATTTAGAAACAAGAGATCCTGATCTTATAAAGAAAGGATCTGGTTCTGTTATAGGCAACGGTGAAGTTATAGGTGTGGCTGTAGCTACAAAATTTTACAAAGGATACTTTCCAATTGCACACGAAGGTGGTGGCAACATGGATAAACAAAAAGTCTTATTGTGGTTAAAAGATGTACTTCAATCTGACAGCACAAAAATATTTCACAACGCTATGTACGACGTGTGTTGGCTACGTGCTATGGGTTTAAAAATAAATGGTGACATTGTAGATACAATGATAGCCGCAGCAATTACAGACGAGAATAGATTTAGATACGACTTAAACAGTTTATCATGGAAGTACCTTGGCTTTGGTAAGAACGAAGCTGCACTGGCAGAAGCTGCAGCAGAGTGGGGCATCGATCCTAAATCAGAAATGTACAAATTACCATCATTACATGTCGGCGCATATGCAGAACGAGATGCAGAAGCTACGTTTGGTTTATGGCAAGAGATGAAGAAAGAAATTATACACCAAGACTTAGAAGATATATTTGATTTAGAAACAGAATTATTCCCATGTCTAGTTGACATGAGATTTAAAGGTGTACGTGTAGATGTAGAAGGTGCACACAGAATTAAAAAAGAATTAATACAACAAGAGAGAGAACTACTACACAATATAAAAAGAGAAACAAACATAGATACACAGATCTGGGCAGCTAGATCTATTGCAGAAGTGTTTGATATGTTGAGACTAGAATACCCAAGGACAGATAAAACACAGGCACCAAGCTTTACCAAAAACTTTTTACAGGAACATAAACATCCTGTCGTTAACATGATTGCTAAAGCTAGGGAGATAAACAAAGCACACACAACATTTATTGATTCTATATTACGATACCAACACAACGGTAGAATACACGCAGAAATTAATCAGTTAAGATCACAAACAGGTGGCACAGTTACAGGTAGATTTAGTTATCAAAACCCTAACTTGCAGCAGATACCTGCTAGAAACAAAGATTTAGGCCCTAAAATTAGGTCACTATTCATTCCCGAAAATGGTTGTAAGTGGGGTTGCTTTGATTACTCACAGCAAGAACCTAGACTGGTTGTACACTACGCAGCACTATACAAGTTGCCGTCAGTTTACGATGTAGTTGATGCATACGAAACAGATCCTGACTCAGACTTTCACCAGACTGTAGCAGATATGGCAGAGATACCTAGATCACAAGCTAAGACAATTAACCTTGGATTATTTTATGGTATGGGTAAAAATAAATTACAGGCAGAACTAGGTGTAACGAAAGACAAAGCCGCAGAACTATTTAATACTTACCACAACCGTGTACCTTTTGTTAAACAGTTGATGGAGAAAGCATCGAACAGAGCACAGGACAGAGGACAGATCAGAACTTTACTAGGCAGACTATGCAGGTTTCATCTGTGGGAGCCTAATCAATTCGGTATGCATAAGGCCATGACACACGAAGAAGCACTCAGGGAACATGGACCGGGGATCAAGAGAGCATACACCTACAAAGCATTAAACAAATTAATACAGGGTTCAGCTGCTGACATGACAAAGAAGTCAATGTTAGAGCTTTACAAAGAGGGAATAATCCCTCATATACAAATACATGATGAACTTGATTTATCTATCGAGAGCGACAAGCAAGCTAAGAAGATAATTGAGATCATGGAAAACGCTGTTACACTCGAAGTACCAAACAAGGTTGACTACGAGAGTGGCAAAAACTGGGGGAGCATAAATGATTAAAAAATATATTGATAAATTCCATCTATGGCATTTGATGTATAGAACAGAAATAGTATGTTTTATTATTGGATTTATAGTTGGCGCTATAATATTGTAATGTATTATGGCTTATTTAAACGCGAATATTCCGGTAACATATGCACAAATTAGGAGAGAATATTTATATGACCTTAAAAAGCATCATGGCGAAGTCGAAGACTGTATTATATTTGGTCTATCGAGTATTACTGGGCGTCCCATCCTTTTTCATTGTATTATGGAAAATGGAGCTGTCTACTATCGTCTACCGATATCTGCGTTTATTCAAAGAGGCTTTAAACCGGAACAGGTTCCTAAACGTAGACTTGATGAGTTGGAGCTTTGGAATTGTTTCAGTTATTATCCTGCTGTTACTAGTTGGGATATCCTAGACGGACAATCCGGTAAATACATAGGCAAAGATAAGAAATGGCACTATGGTGCTTACTTGTTCACAGTTGACTTTGCCCATCCAGAGAGTAATATAATAGATACAGATCATTCTGAAATTCCGCACGAACATAAGTGCGCTCACATACTTGCCTTAGAGGATGGCAATTATGCGGCTCAGCCAAACAATAGATTAATTTGGGACATCCCGTCTTTTACAGTTAAAGATGAGATACCAGATTGGAAAGTCCAAACATCCGAATGGAATGTAGAAGACACACGTAAATGGAGAACGGAAGATACCGATAACTTCTTTTACGAAATTGAGGAGAAAAAAAATGATTAAATGGATTAAAAAACAGTGGGACAGATTTATAGACTGGTTCACAAAAGGGTTAGATAAGTAATGGCTAAAACAAAAAACAAATTTGATTGGCTAAAGAAAAATATAGTAATCGTTCCGGTTGTTGGAGCAATCCTAGCCGGAACTGTTACTTCAGTTAGATATGTTTTTACTATGACCGACACTATTCAAGTTAATAAAGAAATACTCGAACAAGTAACTAAAGACATAGAGATTCAAAAAGAAGTCCTTAGTGATATTAAAAATAGATTAGCAAGAGCAGAAGCCACTTGGGATATGGCTGAAAACATTTTTCAACAATTAGCAGATCAAGTGAGGCAACATGAATACGATATCAAAGATCTTAACAGGTAATCTATTCTGGATTATCTTCTTTCTGTTTGTGGTTACATCAGCACAAGCACGTAATGAATACCTTAACGATGGTGCTTACGCGTGTGAAAAAGGTTATTGGGAAACATACTCAGAAGTTAGACAACATGAATACAAGTCTGGCTCTAGTGCTGAATCACAAAACCAAACATTAGGGTTTAGATTTAGAATGCCTTTTGGAACTGTCTGTGATGATGAGTACATTGCAGAACAAAAAAAGAAACAAAAATTAAAGACTCAGTTAGAACTAGTTAAAGAGTGTAAACGAGTGCCTAGAATTAATCCTCCACCACCAGAATTTGCTGAACTTATTAACATGTGTATGAAACTAGGAGTTACATCTACGGCTAGTTTTGACGATAGACCAGACGCTAGCGTTAGTTACTGGACTGTGTTAAAAGATGGTTGGAAAAAAGAAAATCCGGACAGACCGGTATTCGAGGGACAATGAAGTTAAAAGAAAACACAGCTGTAAGCACCGATCTTAAAACAATTTTAGGTATTGTTGCAGGGGTAGCTATTGGTGTCTGGGCATACTTCGGTTTGCATGAGACACTCAACAAGCACAGCACGCAATTAGAATTAATGGCAAAAGATCTAGAACAAAACTCAGAGTTTAGAATTAAATATCCAAGAGGTGAGTTAGGTCAATCAGCTGGAGAGGCAGAACTTTTCATGATTGTAGAACACGTTAGTGGTTTACTAGAAGATGTAGAGGAAGAAATTAAGGGTATGAGAAACAACGCAGTTAATATTGAGTTTTTAAAGAAAAGAACAGAGAAGTTAACTGAAGACGTAGAGAAGTTAATTAGAAATGGGAGTGGTAAACACCAATGATAGAA